AAGTCGCAAGCTACAAGCAAAGAGGGCTTTGCCAGTAGTAAACGTAAAGATAGACTACTTCCTAAGCTTCGAAAATACAATTGGATGACGGGTGCTAGAAATTAATTATATTAATAGTTGCATTACTTTATATTCTATTCGTATATTGACACAAGGTGTTAAGTAAGTCTTAACACAACTGTTTTGCAATCATTTTAATAAAGCTGTTAATCCACATACCATATGGCTAAAAGAAAAAGCAGATTCCCCAGTTACGGCCTAGTAAGAGGGGCATCTCACGCACAAGGCGGTGTAGCTGGCATGGTTGCCGGCGAACAACCCGTCGAACTTGAGGGTGGCGAATGGATAATTCCTAAAGAAGCCGTCCCCGATTATTTACCCGTTTTAAAACAAATTACCAATGAAGGTCGTGCTATGCAGCAAATGCAGAACGGCAATTCAGCTATGGACGCATTGATTGCTTCCGCTTCTATGGAAAACGGACTTACCCAGCCTAAATCACCTATGTATCAAGATGGTGGTCAGATAGCTGCCGAACAAAATAGTAATAAATTGATGGCGGATATGTTTCCTGAAAGTGAGCGCGCTGCTCATTACAAAGTACAACAACTTCACGGAGACGTTTTTGACGTAAGTAAACCTAAACCTTATGACCTAGAAAGACTTTTAAGTGAGCTTTCCGACAAAGAATTCGGCAAAGCTCTTGACTATATGACTGATTTCGAAGACAAATATTCTCTTTCCTCCGGAGAAGGTTCCTCGGAAGAGACACATCTAGACCCTCTAAATCCGCTTGCTGTTTTAACAGGTATATACAGAGCGCGTGGAGGTAGACAACCTAGACAAACTTTGACGGAAGACCCACGTGGGGCAACCTCAATGGAAGAGGTTTTAGCACCATTAATGCAGTATAAAGAGCAAGGTGGTATGATTGATAGCTATGAAGGTGGTGGAGAACTTCATAGTCGTAGAATGTACAATCAAAAAGATGAAGACAAGTATGGCTACCGAGCTGGCGGCCCAGTTAATTATTATCAAGAGGGTGGAAAAGCCGAAGAAGCAGTAAAATTTAGAAGCCCGTTACTAAACAAGCAGAAATATACGATGACGGATTTGATGGCTCTCGAGGCTGGGATGCCAAAGGATGAGATGCTGGTTGGGTATGATGATATACGTGATATGGATAGCCCTCGAGTTAAAGCACTGCAAGAATTAGCTGGCGTGCTTAGTACTCGCATTCAAAGCGAGACCCAAAAGACACCTGAATATGGATTGGAATACCATCTTAGAGGAAAGCCAGAACGCTCTGTTCTTGGTGACTATGCTTCTTATGGTAACCGACTTCAAAGAACGATTAATGGCATTCCTATGATAGACCCTGTAGAGGTTAGGCCGGAATACCAACAAGGTGGACAGATACAGCCTCGCAAACAGCAAGAGATGCGAAACCCTGAAGTATATGGCCCCCCTACCGATATGATGACTCAAATGGCACCCGATACAACTGGTAATGGTTTACAAAATATGCTTAATCAATTACAGATGAGAGAAGCTAATCAAAGTATTAATCCTTTTTCTGGTGACAGTCTTGATATAGAGGGTGATTCCTTGCAACTACTCCAAAGTATGAAGAAATCCGAGATGCCGCGCTATGGTCGTAAGAAGATGCAACAGGGTGGACAAATAGGCGAGGGACAACCTTTAGAGAGTAGGCCTTCAAACCAAAGATGGTTAGATATGTCGAATCCGAATATTCAAGCAATAGATGTCGGTAATCAAGGTAGCTTAATGAATGACGCCAGCCGAGATAGTCGAGTCGTGGCGCCTAAGGCAGATGAATATAGAATGCAATTAATTCCGAATACTCCGGGAGATACAACTATGATTGAGATACCTAAATTATCTTCTGCTTACTTGCCGTCTTACGGAATAGAAACGCCTCTTTCTAAAAGACAGAATAGTTTATTACGAGAAAGACAGATACCGCCTCAGATGTTGAACTCTCAGGTAAGGAGTCTAATTGACAGAGCTTTAGTCCAGCAACTATCTAAGGAGCCTTTGTAGTGACATTAGATAAAGACAAAAGAGCAGAAAATAACCAAGATTTATATCGCCGCTGGCGTAATGCCCGTTCCAACTGGGATACGGAAGCTAGATACGACATTGACTTTTATCACGGTAATCACTTTACCAGCGAGGAAGTAGACGAACTACAATCTCGTAATCAAGCTGACGTCCCTATGGATAGGATTGGCCCAGCTGTTGAAAAATTTAAAGCAGTACTAACATCTAGAGCACCTGCGTTTACTATGACTCCTCGAGAAGATTCCGATGTAAAGGTTGCTTCTTTGTGGAGAACTATCATGGGTTACGTTTGGAATAACTCTGATGGAGACTGGCAGTTAAGACAAGCAATCCACGATTATGCTACTACCGGTATGGGCTACTTATATAGCTACATAGACCCGGAATCAGATTTTGGTAGGGGCGATGTCAAGTTCACTTACATTAATCCATTTAGAGTGTATGTCTCTCCAAATACTCGTAATAGATGGTTTGATGATGCCGAAGGTGTTATCCTCTCTACAATACTTACCGGCGAACAAGTCGTTAGCCTCTACCCAGAATTAGGCGAACAAGAAAATACAGAGACAGGCGAAAAAGAAACGGGTATCATTCAAGACCTTGAGACTTTCTTGGAAGAAGATTATCCCGGTTCAATGAATAATAATAGTAAAAACATATTTACACCAGCCGAGGCGCAGAACTTAGATTACTTCGAAAGACAGAAGTATCAAATCTTAGAAAGATTCTATAAAGTTAAGGTTGATTTCTACCGCGTTATTGATATGCAAACAGGTGAAGAGGTTATCTTCATAGATGAAGAGTATCAAGAGTTTATAGAAAACAATAAAGAGCAAGTAGAAGCAAGTCAGTATCAAATAATACCGATTAAGCAAACGCGTGTTAAAGTGTGCGCTTCTATTGGTCAAGTTGTATTGTATGAGTCAATATTAAACACTGACCAGTATCCTATTGTTCCTATTCCAAATATTTTTACAGAGACACCTTATCCCAAATCAGATATATCTCGTGCCAGACCAATGCAACGACTACTCAATAAGCTATGGTCATTGGCTCTCTCCCACGCTCAGGCTTCGGGTGGATTAAAACTACTGGTGCCCTTAGGTAGTGTGGAAGATTTAGGACAGTTAGAAAGAGATTGGGCTAACCCCAATGCGGTTATAGAAGTAGACTCGACCCAAGGTGAGCCCCATTTTCCAGCACCCCAACCATTAGCTGGAGAGTTTTACAAGTTAATACAACAGTGCGAGTTTTATATTGACTTTACATTTGGTTTGCCAGAAATGATGCATGGCTTTGCAGAGAAGGCACCGGATACAGTAAAGGGTACCGAAAGAATGATTGCTCTGGGAAGTGAAAGACCTAAGTCTAAACTTAGAGATATTGAATTTAGTATTAATAGACTAGGTCAAGTATTGTATAATCTAGCTAAAGGTCATTATACTTATAAAAAGATGTTCCGATTGAACAGTGCCAATAACGATATGACAGAAGCTATGGTTAATGTGTATGATGACAAAACAGGAACTATCTTAGATATTAAAAAAGAACGACATAACCTAGCACAACACGATGTCCGCATTGAGCCGGGCTCTACATTGCCAACTAATAAGTGGGCAGAGCTTGGTGTTTATATGGAAGCATTTCAAATGGGTATCGTAGATAGGGTGGAAGTGTTGAAAAAGAATCCAGAAATATTTGATAAAGAAGCTATTCTACGCCGGACTGATGAGAAGAATCAACTCTCTCAACAGATTCAGGCTATGAGTGAGCAAATAAAGAATTTGGAGGGAGACCTCCAGACTGCCCAAAGGGAGTCTGTTAACGATAGAAAACGAGTTGAGGTTGAGAAATTTAAATCTCGACTCGCAGACGTTGCATCAGACGCCAAAGCTGACAGAAGAGTTCAGTTAAATAATCTACAAACAAAGGTGAAGCTCGAAGCAGAGAAATTAGCAAACGTACGAGCAGATGCTAGTTCGGCTCTAGACGCATAGAGACATCTAAAGGAGACAATATGGACGATACACAGACAGAGGCCCTACCCGTAGCTGATGGTTTAGTTGACGGTGGCCCAGATATAGTTGGAGATGTAAGAGCAGAGACTGATGGACAATATGCAGAATCACCCGAATCGCAAGAGCCGGTTGATTTTTCAGCTCCAGAAGTTGAAATACAACAGGAAACGATTCCAGAAAACGAGTGGGAAGTCGAAGCCCGTAAGTTCCAGTCGATGTATGACAGAACTCAGGCAGAAAACGCTAAGCTAAGAAAGCTTGAACCCCTCGGTGACTTGCTAGAATCAAGGCCTGACCTTGTAGATGTCTTACAGAAGAACATAAATGGACAACCACAACAAGCGCAACAACAGCCACAGCAAGAAGCTCAGCAGGGTTTACCCGCTGAGGATTTTAACCCTTGGGATGCTTACTATAATTCAGAATCACCATCATTTAAATTCAGGATGAACCAAGATGTTCAGACAATGAATAATGTAGTGAGTAATGCGTTAGGTGAGCAAAAAAGACAAATGACAGAAGAGATAACATACAACAATACTGTGAATGAGTTGCGTAACACATATAAGTTTTCGGACAATGATGTTCAAGAGTTTATGGGTTTTGTTACACAGCCTAAAGAGCAAGTTGGCTTATCGAATCTGGTAAAGCTATATAGGGATGTTAATAAAAAAGGTAACGCCCCTGAAACGGCACAAGCGGTGAGAGCCGCTCAAAACCAGCCACGTACAGCTGGAGTCCTCCAAGGAGGTTCTCCAAGTTCTCCCAAAACTGAAGAAAATAAAGTATGGGATAACATTGTAAATGCTGGTAGTCGTAATAGCATACTTTAAACAA